GCCCTGCATTTGTACTTAGGTCGGAGGAGATTCCGTTCTGTCTTACGACAAAGTGGAGTCTCCTTCAACCAGTTTAAGTACTTAGTATTGTCCTTGCGGACAATACATGTGGTGACTACATCAGTCGTTGATTAACAAATCAAAGACATGATGGAGGCAACCGCACTCCCTGACCTCGAGTTTGAACCCGAGGATTTCTCGTTTCTATTCAACAGTTGTTAAGTGTTGATTAATCAACGCTTGATAGCATCGAGTCTAGAAACTTGAATATTACCGGCTTGCGCCGGCACCCATCGCCAGGCGATTCTAGAAAAGAATCGTCTAACAGACCTGTTAGAATGCCCCTTACACCGCTCAATTAACGGTGTTAGGAAGAATTTTAACAGAAGGGCGTTCCCGTCAATTCTGTCTTTCTTCATTTGAGAGACAAGAACTGGGGCTCGAACTTCGAGTCGTTGAAGATCTGTATTCCATCGCTGGACATCAGATGCATCAACCCGAGAATGCCAACCTAGGGCACCCGAGCTCCGAGACAACAGCGGAAGATTACTCCTAAGAGAATCTTCAACTATTCCTCGAAGTTCGTTTGAGAGACCGTAGAGACCCATCAACCATGCTTGGTTGGAGGCCGCTACGAATCCCGCAAGAGCACTAGGGTCTTTGGCGAATGCTGGATCGTCCTTAATGTAAATAGGAGTTACATCGTAACCCCGAAATGCATCAAGGCCACAACTTTCCCTGAAGTTTCCCTCAAGGAAAGATTTCTTTCGGTTGACTTTAAGACCGAAAGATTCGATCCAGTCAGCAACCTGGTGCGCATAGTTAGAGGGTACGATAATATCATCACCGTACACCCTAACCTGCCTAGCGGTTCGCCTAACATCCCAGAGCGAAGGTCTAGATCGACCTTGGCAGTAAAGAATAGCACAAATCGCTAACAAGGCGAATGTGATACTCTGAACTGGAAATGTTAAGGCGTTACCCATACCAGCGAACTTCGCCAAACGTTCATCTGAGTTTGTAAGCTCATTATGAACGTGTGAAGATCTACAATCGACCATGAGGCGATAGAAAGCTTCATGTTTCTCGAATGCCAAATGAACCAAAGAAAGGCTCATTAGGTCACTCGCAGAAGATAAGTCGAGTGTAGCCCATTCACCGGTACGAGAGCCGATCAAAGCTAATTCTTGATTATAGCTTTGATCAGTCAAAGCAAGAGACCGCTTTAACACAGAGCATCGGGTAATTGCTACCCTTAGATCTGTGTTGAGCCCTTGTTGAATAAACATATTCAACGCGGGCTCGACGGTGATCGTTCGTCTCGATATCGAGTTCTTCGGTACCGAAACGAGTCTCGCTAAGCCGCTACAAGACGGTTTATCAGGAGAGCCTGTAACTTCAGAAAGTCCAGACAAAGTATTGATGGAAAAACCATCAATACCGATCTGAACCTTTGAGACTTCTTCGCCTCTATCAGACGCGAGGAACGAATCAAAGCCGAAGGTACAGATGTCAAGGGATTCATCAAGAATGCCCTGACAGGCGAGCAGCCACTTCTGGTTGCTAGCAACTCCCTCATAAACGGCACCCGGACCATGTCGGGGGCGTATCTTATCTGGTTCGTAAGAACCAAGTGAAGATAAGACAAATCCTCCGACACGTGAGAGCAGATCGACGCGTATAGAATCGAACTTCGATTCTGATATTCGGCGTTCTGCATCCCAGAAAGCTCCAACTGCTTTGATGTGCAGGGTTTTGTCCCTGGCATCACCGAGTCGGAGCTTCTTAAAGAGCTTAAGGGCCTCACGTAGGCACTTAATAACCCCGATAGGGGGACACTCTTTAAGATTTCCGGATTTTTCATCAAACACTTTGCACAGCAAACCCGAAAACAATTTCGGGAGAGCTCCTTCGCCACAACGTGAAAAGTGGCTTGGGCAGGCAAATCCGCCATACGCGAGCCCGTAGTCAACGGAATCGCATAGAGCGGCAAGGGCGACGGATAAAAAGCCGTTTCCCTCGTGTTTGAAGCGTGCCTTGATCGTGAGAATATCACGGTCGAGTCCTTTCACATCAGGTTCCAGTCTTTTGACGTCTGTCAAAAGACTGATTAGGAGTCCCAAAATGGGCGGACTTTTCATGCTACCTCCTTGAGGTTAAGCATTCCGAGTCGCGCTCATATGATCCTCAGAGCAGCGATAATCACTTATTGTGTTTATCGCCTAAAACGCCGATGTCAGTAATCAGACTAAGTGTACCGGGAAGGTCTTCATCAGGGTGATAAACCCCTGGAAGAGTCGACCCAGGCTTAGTTTTGATCTGATTATCTAATATCAACGCTGCTCTGATCAATGACCTCAGTAGAAGTCTCAAAATCGAAAGAAGTAACGATTTTAGGACTTCATCATAGAGGGATTGCATTGGTTCTCCTTACGGAGCGCCATAGCACCCCGAATGTGAAGGATCTCAAGCCCGATCAATAAGAGAGAACGTCTACTCTCAAGATTGGAAGTTGAGAAACTTCGCTGAAGTCACGTCCGTGTCAGCCAAAGTATCCGTCAATGCCTTCACAAGAGCCACCATATCGGCGGAAGTGAAGCCAAAAGGCGGAACCGAAACAGACAATGACACCCCAGCAGTTTGCTGAGATGTCAGTCCAGTGTAAGGGGAAACAGCGTCTTTCGTCAACTTTATTTGCATATAGTGACGATCGCCCGCCTTCCCCGAACTATGGTTGAAGGTCAGATAATACTTATCTGTGCCATCATGTTTGCGTTCGGTGCCATAACCATCGCTTCGAATAACGTAAAAATTCAAAGCGGGGGTTGGGGCTGCGGCTGCTACGGTAATCGGATCAATAAGCACAACTGCTCCTTACTAGGTAAATTAGCATAGCACCATGCCATGCTAACTATGGATGAACTTCGTTAGAAGAGCACCCAAGATCGCTAATTGGCCGGACGTCAGAGTTGACGTTCG